TGAAGGTAAAACTACAACATCAGAATCATTATGTTCTATCTATGTTATGAAGGCTCCTGTACAGGTAACTAAAGTAACTGGCATAGAAACAGAAACATATATAGAACCAGATAAGATAGTAGCTGCATGGTGTGGTAGATTTGATGACATTAATAAAACTCATCAGAGATTAGAACTAATTATAGAATGGTACAATGCCTGGACAGTAATTGAGAATAACATCTCATTATTTATTCAGTATATGATCTCTAGAAAGAAACAAAGATATTTAGTACCTAAAAGTCAGATTATGTTTTTAAAAGATCTAGGTGCAAATGCTAACGTATTCCAAGAGTATGGTTGGAAAAACACCGGTACATTATTTAAGGCACACTTATTAAGTTATGCTATTGAATACTGTAAAGAAGAACTAGATGTAGAAACTAAACCTGATGGTACTATTGTACGTACAAAATATGGAATAGAAAGAATTCCAGATATGATGTTGTTGCAAGAAATGAGAGAATATTCTGATGGGGTCAACGTGGATAGACTTGTATCATTTGCAGCATTAGTTGCATTTATGAGAATTCAGCAAGCTAATAGAGGTTATTCTAAAAGGACTATTATGGATGATACGGCTAAAAACTTGCAAAAGTCAGAAAATTTGTTTAAATTAAATAGTAGTCCATTTAGGCATATGGGTAAGTCATTTTATAGGAATGATCAAGGATTCAAAAGATCACCCTTTAAAAATATTAAATAACAGTTATGCAAGTATATAATGCATTAGATTTAAAAAAAGGAGCTAAGGCTAAACATAATAGGTTGGGTAGTATTACTCAACCATTACAGTTTTTATCTAGTATAGATAAAGATGATGAATGGGCTGCCTGGAATCTTGACTGGTTAGAATGGCAGGGATTAAAACAAATCCGTAGAAATGCCCGCAGGTTAATGAAAAACTACAAACTTGCAAAAGGCATTATTGATAGAACTGACTATATAGTTGAAGAAGACAATGAGATGAGAGACATTGTTGAAGTATTAACAAAAGAGGATTCTTCAGCACTTGAACTAAAGTTTTATCCAATTATTCCAAATGTTATTAATGTTCTTGTAGCTGAATTTGCTAAAAGATCAACTAAGCTTACATATAGAGCTGTAGATGATTTCTCATACAATGAGATGATGGAGCAAAAAAGAAAGATGGTAGAAGATACTCTTCTTGCAGATGCTCAAACAAAAATTATGGCAGCTTTATTAGAGCAAGGACTTGATCCTAATTCAGAAGAAGCCAATAAGCAATTACAACCAGATACATTAAAAACACTGCCAGAAATTGAATCATTCTTTAAGAAAGATTATAGATCTATGGTAGAACAATGGGCTTCTCACCAACATCAAGTAGATGTAGAAAGATTCCGGATAGATGAATTAGAAGAGAGAGGCTTTAGAGATATGCTTATTACAGATAGAGAGTTCTGGCATTTCCGCATGATGGAGGATGATTATGAAGTAGAACTTTGGAATCCACCATTAACATTTTACCATAAATCTCCAGATGCTAGATATATTTCTCAAGGTAACTGGGTAGGTAAAATTGATATGTTTACTGTATCTGATGTTATTGACAAGTTTGGTTATATAATGACAGAAGAGCAGTTAGAAGCTCTTGAAGCAGTATATCCAATTAGATCTGCTGGTTATGCAATTGGTGGTTACCAAAATGATGGTACATACTATGATGCAACCAAAACACATGACTGGAACGTAAGCATGCCTTCATTAGCATACAGACAGTACACTACCATGCGCGCGGGATCTGTATATGATGGTGGAGATATTATTAATCAAATCCTTGCAGAAGGTGAAGATTACTTTGACCAAGGAACAGCTTACTTGTTACGTTGTACAACTGCATATTGGAAATCTCAACGTAAAGTAGGACACCTTACAAAGATTAATGAAATAGGTGAGGTTGAAACAGAAATTGTAACTGAAGACTATAAGATTACAGATAAAGCTATTTATGATACTAGACTCTTTAAAAATAAAACTAAAGAGAATCTTGTATATGGAGAACATATTGATTGGATCTGGATTAATGAAGTTTGGGGTGGTGTAAAAATTGGACCAAACATTCCATCATTCTGGGGTATGAACAACCCTGGCGGATTCTCTCCTATCTATATTGGTGTAGAAAAAAATCATGTTGGCCCACTTAAATTCCAGTTTAAAGGAGATGCCTCATTATATGGATGCAAGCTTCCTGTAGAAGGAGCTGTATTCTCAGATAGAAATACTAAGTCAACAGCATTACTTGACTTAATGAAGCCATATCAGATTGGGTATAATATTGTAAACAATCAGATTGCAGATATCTTAGTAGATGAATTAGGTACTGTAATTATGTTAGATCAAAACTCTTTACCTAAACATTCATTAGGTGAAGATTGGGGTAAAGGTAATTTATCTAAAGCATATGTTGCAATGAAGAATTTCCAAATGTTACCATTGGATACTTCTATTACAAACACTGAAAATGCATTAAACTTTAATCACTTCCAAAAACTTGATCTATCTCAGACAGAAAGATTAATGTCTAGGATACAACTTGCTAATCACTTTAAGCAACAAGCATATGAAGTAATTGGTGTGAACCCACAAAGAATGGGTCAACAGATATCACAACAAACCGCTACCGGAGTAGAACAAGCTGTTAATGCATCATATGCACAGACAGAGATGTTCTTTATTCAGCACTGTGATTATCTAATGCCTAGAGTGCACCAAATGCGTACTGACTTAGCTCAATACTATCACTCTACAAAACCATCTGCAAGATTAACATATCTTACAGGAGCGGATGAGAAAGTAAACTTTGAGATTAATGGTACAGAGTTATTATTACGTGACCTTAATATATTTGCTACTACTACAGCAAACCATAGAGCTATTCTTGAGCAATTAAAACAAATGGCATTACAAAACAATACTACCGGAGCTAGTATCTATGATCTTGGTAAAATTGTTCAGTCAGACTCAATTGCACAACTTAATAATGTTCTTAAAGATTCTGAAGCTAAACAAGAGCAACAGAAACAACAAGAAATGCAACAGCAACAACAAATGCAAGAACAACAACTTGCAGCTCAGAAAGAGCAAAAACAAATGGAGATTGATGCTGAAGCTTTAAGAGATGAGAAGAATAGACAAAGAGATATTCTTGTTGCAGAGATTAGAGCAGCTGGTATGGGATCAATGGTAGATATCAATGAGAACAAACAATCTGATTACATGGATGCTATGAAAGAGCTTAGAGCTACTCAAGAATTCCAAGATCAGACTAATCTACAAAGGGAAAAAGAAACAAACCGTATGAATGCTGATGCTCAAAAGAATCAGGTTGAACGGGAAAAGATAGCTGCTCAGAAAGAGATTGCTAACAAACAACTTCAAATTGCCCAAGAAAACAAGAATAGATTTGATAGTAATAAACAAAATAAAGGAGAGAAAAAGTAGTACTAGCTATATAATGTCAAAAAAAATTAGTACTACTGATAAATTTCTCAAGTTTAATTAGTATATTATATTATAAACAAAACCAACAAAGATGGCAGAACCAACAAAAAATCCTGAGGATGATCAGGTACTAGACACTACAACGGTAGGTCAAGTAGATGTAAATATTGATGAGCTCTTTGGCATGCCTGGTGCAGATAGTGTAATGCTACCTGATGATGGCACAAAAGAAGAGAAACCAAAGTCCATGTTTTCTAAAGAAAATATAGACACTTCGTTCCTTGACAATACTGTTAGAACTCCTGAAGAAAAAGCTGAGGCTGCTGAAAAGAAAGCTGATGTTGAAGAAACAATTGCTGAACTTGACGGACTTATTACTCAAGAAGAGGATGCTGGAAATAAAGGAAGACCAAAAGTAGATAAATCTGGTCTTGCTGAGTTAGCAACTAAAATGATTGAGGAAGGTACACTTATTCCTTTTGATGATGATAAACCATTAGAAGAATATACTACTAAAGATTTCCGTGAGTTATTTGAAGCTAACTTCCAAGAAAGAGAGAATGCAATTAGAGAGAATACACCAAAAGAATTCTTTCAAGCATTACCTGAAGAACTTCAAATTGCAGCTAAGTATGTAGCAGATGGTGGTCAAGATCTTAAAGGTCTATTTAGAACTCTTGCTCAAGTAGAAGAGGTATTTGAATTAGATCCAGATGTTGAATCTCATCAAGAAGAAATTGCTAGACAATATCTTTATGCTACAAGTTTTGGTACACCAGAAGAAATTGAAGATGAAATCCAAGATTGGAAAGACATTGATAAGCTTGGTCAAAAAGCTAAACAATTTAAACCAAAATTGGATAGAATGCATGAGGAAGTTGTTGCACAAAAACTTGCGGAGCAAGAATATAAAAAACAACAACAGGCAGAGCAGGCTAAAGCATATCAAGATAATGTATATAACACACTTAGTGTAGGTGAACTTGGTGGTGTTAAACTTGATAGAAAAGTTCAAGGGATGTTATACTCAGGTTTAGTACAACCAAACTACCCTTCTATCTCAGGAAAACAAACCAACTTACTTGGTCACTTACTTGAGAAGTATCAGTTTGTTGAACCAAGACATGATTTGATTGCTGAAGCTCTTTGGTTACTTGCAGATCCAGAAGGATACAAGGCAAAAGTAAAAGATCAAGGTGCAAAAGCTACAGTTGAGAAAACAGTAAGAACATTAAAAACAGAAGAAGCTAGAAAACTTTCTAGTTCTTCAACAAATACAGGTGATGATGATGCTAGAAGACCAGCAGCAAAATCACAACAAAGAACCCTCTCTAGACCAAATAATTTGTTCAAGAGATTTTAATTAGTAACAATTTAAATAAATAAATACAAATGGCAACTCCAGTTTTAAACAATGGTATATTCCTTAGGGATACCGCTTACAACGCAAGTTCCCATGTGGATTCTTACCACTTGGTGAATATGCTGAAAGATGCTGAGCCAATGGACCTTGGTCCAGTGGATCTGTGGGCTATGGCTCAAAAGGTTGAAATGCCTCTTTATCAAATGTCTTCATTTGGTGGCAAAAATGTAATCATGGTAGACAATGCTCGTGGAGAGTACAAGTGGCAAACTCCGGTTTCTACTGACCTTCCTTACATTGTAGAGGACATTGAAGCAAACAATGATTTCAAAGGTATTGAAGGTACAACCTTCCGTATCAAAATTAACAGACGTGAGTTTGGACATGGTGATATCATCACTTATGACAAATACAACGGTGTTGAGATGTACATTACTTCAGAAGATATCATTCCTATTGGTGATGGTTTCATCTATACTGTACAGTTGGTAAACAATGACAACTTCAAATACTTGGATAACAAGTACTTGGCTAACGGTACAAAAGTATTCCGTAAAGGTTCTGCACGTGGGGAGTATGGTGAGAGATTCTCTGACATTACTACAAGAACTGGTTTCCGTGAATTCTACAACTTTGTAGGAGGTGCAGAAGCTCACGTACACTACTCTATTTCTAGCCGTGCTGACTTGATGATCAAAGGTGGTATGAATGCAGATGGTACAGTTCCTGTAACTGAGATCTGGAGAAACTTTGGTGCTACTGATGATCCATCTATCACTTCATTGGAAGACATGGTGAAAGTAATGGGTAAAGACAAAGTGAAAAAAGCATTTGACAATGGTGACTTATCAAGAACATTCTTGACCACTATGGAAGCTGCTCACTTGTCTAAAATTGCAACTGACATTGAAACTTACCTCATGTGGGGTCAAGGTGGTAGAGTACGTCAGGATGGTCCAGATGATCTTAGATTGTCTGTGGGTCTTTGGAAACAGTTGGATAACTCTTTCAAAAGAATCTACAACAAGAATAACTTCACACTTGACTTGTTCCGTTCTGAGATCTACAACTTCTTCAATGGTAAGGTTGAGTTCCAAGGTCCAGATCCAAAACGCAGCTTGATTGTACAAACTGGTATGGGTGGTATGAGAATGGTTAATGAGGCTATTAAAAAAGAAGCAGTATCTTCTGGTCTCCTTATCCAAGCTGCTGATATCGGTGCAATCACTGGTAAAGGTATGGACTTGAACTTTGGATTTGCTTACACTTCTTATGTTATCCCATTCTTGGCTAACGTTAAGTTTGTGTTGAACCCAGCATTTGACAACGTTCATACAAATGATATTGAGAACCCAATCATTGATGGTTTCCCATTATCTTCTTACTCATTCATTATCTTTGACATCACTGATAACACTAATGACAACATCTTCTTATTGAAATTGTCTTGGGATAATCAATTGAAGTGGTGGTATCAAAATGGTACTATGGACTACATGGGTCGTACACAAGGCTTCCAGTCTTCTGGTCAGTTCAATGGTTACCGTGTAATGATGAGCCAAACAATGCCAGCTATCTGGGTTAAAGACCCAACTAAAGTGTTGAAAATTGTTATGAGAAACCCAATCACTGGTGGATCATTCTAATCTAAACTAGAAATAAGGGAGGGGGCAACTCCTCCCTTTTTTTCTTAATATTTAACCAACAAAAATAAAACCAACAAAACATGGAAAATTTCACAATGGTAGAAACAGGACGCGGTACTGTTAAGCAAACAGCAATTGCAGTACGCCCGTTCTTTGATGCAAGTGCTTCTAATATGGGATTAGAAGAGTATGGTATGTCACTTTTTGATGGTGTTGTACACCATGAGCAATTGGCCTGCTTAGAGAATAACGGAGTAGTAAGATATCTTACAGGACTTAATGAGTTTGCTCCAGATGTAAGACTTCTCAACGGAGAAGACAAAGAAGCTAAGATTAGAGAAATTAGAGCTGCAGTAATTGAATTAGAAAAAGAATTAGCTGCAAATGTAATTGAGATTGATGACCCACAATTCTGGAATAAAGTAAAGTTGCTTAAACCAGATAATGCTGAGTTCTGGAACAGAATCAGTATTGCTTGTGGTAATGAGCCACTATTCTTGGATCCAAAAGATCCTTATGACAGAATTAAATTATTTGCTATTGAAGCAGGTGGTTTTGCAATTGTGGCTAAAAGTTTTGATGATGCCAGATCAAGACCAGTAGCTCCTAAGTTTTACTTAGATAAAACAGAAGAGACAGTTATGGCAAGAACTGAATACAAGAAAATGCGCAACAAAGCATTATCTGAACTTCAGAAATTATTTGACAAAAACAGTACTAAGTTATTCTATATTGCAAAAGTTGTAGATATCAATAGTACACAGTATAAAAAGTCTACTCCAAATGATGTTATCTATGAGAACATGGATAATTACATTAACGGGTTAGGCGGTGAAAGCAACAAAGAAAGAGCTGCAAAATCTTTCCTTGAAGCTGTAAGTTTAGATATGGAAACTCTAAAAATTAAATCAATTGTAAGAGATTCCGTATTTTTTAAGTATATTGTTAATAAGGCAGATGGTTACATTTACCACACTAAGACTAACTCTATGTTAGGAAGAAATGTGTCAGATGTCCATGAGTACCTTAAGAATCCTTTAAATGAGGATATTCTTAAAGATCTCAATACTGCTTGTGAGAAGTATTGGAATTCATAAAATTAAAATAAAATGAAAGTACCTAGATCAGTAAAAAAACAAATTAGAAGTGATGTAAAAGGGAGAGTTGCTAAAATGAATACAATTGCTTCCGGCCCAATTGAAAAACTTCAAAATAAAGCTATAGGTGTTAAAGCT